ACGTAAAAAATTAGCTTCTCCTGAAAAATTAAAGAAACGCGCTGAAAAAGCTGCTCGTAATATTCTTATTAAGAAAATTACAAAAGATAAAGATAAAGCAGATCTTTCTTATGCGGCAAGAGCAAGTATTGAAAAGCGCTTAGAGAAAAAAGGCGCAGCAATTAAAAAGCTTGCAAAGAAATTACTTCCTAAGATTAAACAAGCTGACCGTGAAAAGCTAAAAGCGACTAAGGGAGAATAACCTTGTTTAAATCTTTTAGTGAATACCTAACCGAAGAAACTAAAGAGGTAGTCTTTACCTTTGGCAGATTTAATCCGCCAACAAATGGTCATGAAAAGTTAATCTCTAAAGTTGCTTCTCTTGCAAAGGGAAACAACTATCGTATTTACGCGTCTAAATCTCAAGATCCTAAAAAGAATCCATTAGACTTTAATACAAAAATTAAATATATGCGTAAGATGTTTCCTAAGCATGGTAGAAATATCATGTCTGATAAGGACGTACGCAATGCTTTAGATATTTTGGTAAAGCTATACGATCAAGGTTTTACCAAGGTTACTATGGTAGTTGGTTCAGATCGAGTCAATGAATTCTCTGCACTAACAAATAAGTATAATGGTGTTAGTTCTCGTCATGGTATGTACAACTTCCAAGATGGTGTTAATGTTGTATCTGCTGGTGAACGCGATCCTGATTCTGATGATGTATCAGGTATGTCAGCTTCTAAAATGAGAGATGCAGCTGCATCTAATGATTACGCTTCTTTTGCAAAAGGTCTTCCATCTGGTTTCAAAGATGGTAAAGGACTATTTGATAACCTACGTAAAGCAATGGGTATTAAAGAAGCAGCTGAATATAAAAACCATGTTCAATTGGAACCGGTATCAGAATTACGTGAAGCTTATATTAAGCAACGTATTTTTGAAGAAGGTGAACAAGTTGTAATTACTGATAAAGGTATTGTTGGTACTATTACTAAACTTGGTGCTAACTATTTGGTTGTAGAATCAAAAGGTGAAACTTGGAGATGTTGGTTAGATCAAGTGTCTAAGGTAGATCCAAATGAAGAATCAATTCTTGCACTAGCTTCAGAAGTACAACCTGCTCCTCATTCATTACCAGTAACTGAAGAAGTAAAAACGAAACCTTCAAAGCACACCAAACGATTCAAAGATATGTTTGGTGAAAAGCGTGAAGAAGTAACTGAAGCTGACGCAAAAAAAGCACTTCAGAAAAAAGCCGATAAAACTGGTATTTCATATTCAATTCTTAAACAAGTATTCGACCGTGGCTATGGCGCATGGAAAACATCCCATCGTCCAGGTACTAACCCGACTCAATGGGGTTTAGCTCGAGTAAATTCATTTGCCACCGGTGGTACTACACAAAAAACAACAGATGCCGATCTGTGGAAAAAACATAAAGAGGGAAAATAATGTCTAAATCTTTTTTTAACATACGCGAAGCGTTAGAGATCGGCACCAACGAAATTGTTGATGCCTATAAAAAAGCAACTCCAGGTGAAGTTGTTGAAGCTCCAGAAGATAATGAACCAGCATCTCCCGATGAAGCCGGTATGGCAATGGATCAAGCTAAGTTTATTGGTTATGTTGCAGAAGAAATTATGGAGTACATCCAAGGAAATAACGAATTTCCTGAGTGGATGCAAAACAAGCTTTCAGCACTTCATGAAAAAGCTAAAGGTATGCATGCTGTAATGGCAGGTAAATACAATGAGTCTGTTGAAGTTAATGAAGCAATGGATCAAAAGAAATTTTCTGCTGGTGCTAAAGCATTAACATCATATGCCAAAAAGAACGGCGGCATTGATAAAGCTGACTTTATGAAAGCTGCTAAAATGCTAGATCAAATTGGCCGTGTTAATATTCTACAAGCAGGACAATTACTTTCCCAGTTAAATCGTTTCGTTGATGGTTTAGATACAGATGTGCGTGAACGTATTTATGTCGAACTTAAAAAAGTTGGTCTTGTAGAATCAGTTCAAGAAGCTAAAGTTGAATGCCCTAAGTGTAAAGGCGAAGGTTGCGATCATTGTGATGGTAAAGGTTATCATATGACCGAAGCTAAGCAAAAGAATTGGATGGTAACTGTTACTAAACCAATTAATAAACTTAAAAAGGGAATGCAAGTAGTCGTTCCAGCTCGTAACACAGCCGAAGCTATCAAAAAAGCTCTAAAGAGAATGGGTGAAAATCCAGCAGCTATTGGTTCTGGTCACCTTGATGTTAAGCTTGATGAATCATTAGAAGAAGCTCGCAAATATACTCCACCAACTAAAGCAGAAATCGAAGCTGATAAGAAAAAAGATCGTGCGGGTAAATCTCGTCCAAGCATATCAGCTAAATCTGCTAAGAAATCTGTCTATAAAAATATGATGGGTGGTCTTAAAGAAGAAGAATTAGAAGAAGCTAAATTTACACCTAAAGAAATTAAAATGGCTATTGGAATTGCGTCTGATCCACGATACAAAGGTGGTAATTATACAGGTGCAACTAAAGCAATTGATAAAATCAAAAAGGGTTTATCAAATCACCCACAAGTTGCAGCAGTCTTAAAAAGACAAAATGAATCAGTTGATCTTGAAGAAAAACTTCAAGTTTCTGATGGCATGAAAAAATGGATTGAAGATTTCCAAAAATCAGATGCTTCGCAGTTTGAAGGTATGGATAAGAATGAGCGCCGTGAAATGGCAATTGCAGCTTATCTTGCAGCAAAGCGTAGAGATAAAAAGGAAGACTAATGTTAACCTTTGGCGAATACATTACTGAAGCAAAAGCTCCACGCTGGAAAAAAGCTGGTCCTAATGGTGAAATCGAAGCTACTATTGGTGGTAAGAAATATAAAATTGAAAAAGCTTTAGATCATAATGAGCGCCATAAAGGTGAATTTAAAGTTTATGTTTGGGATCGTGGTGATTGGGAGTGGGAAACTACCGAATACGGCAAAGCAAATGCTAAAGCTTGGATTATGGATAGGATGTCAGAATCAGTACAAGAAGGTTCTGAAACTTGGGAAAAAGGTTTTGAGCGCCGTGTCGTAAAGACTACTAAACCTGAGCATAAAGAAAAAGGTTACAAATGGAGAATCAAAGGGAAAGATCGTCCTGAGATCTCTATTAAGCTTTATAAAGAAAAACCTGATTTTGCAGAATTTAAAAAACAAATGCGTAGAGTCGCAGGACATGAGTTTGGTGGATGAGAACCTTTAAAGAACATAACATTGATCCTTCAACCAATTTGGAATATCACTCAAAAAATGATATTCCATTAAACGAAAACGTATTTCGTGTTGGTTCAAAAGCTTACTATGAGCTATTTCAAGAAGCTCGTAAGCAAATGGAAGAAGGTAAATATACACCAGAAGGTGTTGATAAGTTCTTATTAGAAGAAACTGATATTGGCGAATATGGTTTATATGAAGGCCAATTTGTTCCTATTGATTGCCCTTTAATGGAAGCAGAATACAAAGGTAAAGAAGTAGAACTTAATGAACCTAAAAGAGGTGGCGACAAAAAGTTCTATGTTTACGTAAAGAATTATAAAGGCAATGTGATTAAAATCCAGTTTGGAGATACCACAGGCCTCAAAGCAAAGATTAATGATCCAGAGGCAAGGAAGAGCTTTGCAGCTCGCCACCAATGTGATCAGAAAAAAGATAAGACTAAAGCAGGCTATTGGTCCTGCCGTCTTCCATATTATGCAAAGCAGCTTGGTCTTTCGGGAGGAGGAAACTTCTTTTGGTAAGACCATATCAAGATGATGATAGTGTTAGAACATTCGATTCCAGCGTAAATAGCTCTGAATTAGTTTGGCACCGTGATAGAGAAGATCGAATTGTTAAAGTTTTAGAAGGTAAAGATTGGTATTTTCAGTTTGATGACCAATTACCTTTTGAACTTAAGTATGGAGATCAATTTTTTATAGAGAAAATGACCTATCACAGGTTAATAAAAGGCTCAACTAATTTAAAGGTATTAATAGAGAAACGACATGGCTGATAATAAAGAATTACAAGATCATATCATGCGTGACGATAGACGCTTAGATCGTATCGAAGAAAAAATCGATCGATTGTCTGAAACCGTTATCTCTTTAGCACGAGCTGAAGAAAAATTGATTGCTTTAGAAAGTGATCGTAAGACAATTAATGAGCGTTTGAATAAGCATTCAGACCGAATTGACGAAGTAGAAAGTAAAATGGACGAGACAGCTATTACTGTTAGAGTCATAAACCGTATCTTCTGGATCGGTGTAACTGTATCGGCCGCAGCTTGGGCTGGCCAATATTTTATGAATATGTAAAGGAAAAACTACAATGGATACTATCAATAAAACATTAGCTCAAGCATACCTCGATATGTACGAGACTAAAGAAGTAAAAACCGAGAGAAAAAGCTGGGTACCTGAAGCTATTGCTGATGAAGATGTAGCAGATTTCATGGGTGCGGCCGCAGCTGCAGCAAAAGCTGGTAAAAAAGAATTTAAGTTTGGTGATAAGACATATAAAGTCACCATGAAAAAAGATACAGTTGATGCAATTAGCGATGAAGCTGAAGTATGCGAGAAATGTGGTAAAGTCCATGAAGGTTCTTGCATGAAAGAATCTGTTGATGAAGCTAAAAAGGCTAAAGGTAAACCACTTTCGCAAAAACAAATTAAAAGAGCTCTTCAATCTGTAAAAGCTCAACCAAAAGATAAAGTATCTTTAAAGAAAGCGCCGTGGGATGAATCCTTAGACGAATCACCTGAAGAGCCAAGAGCAAAAGGTGAAAAAGATTTCAAAAAGATGCATGACGACAATACCGAAATCGTCGATGAAAAAGACGGCGAAGATGAAACATTTGACAATATCAAAAAGTCAGCTGATTCAATCAAAAAGTAAGGTATAACTAATGGCCCAGTTCTCGGCACATAGACAAGATTGGTTTGGTTCAGTAACCAATAGCAATATTTTTGAAGTCATTATGATGGCTGACAAAGATGGTAATATCATTAACTCTGCTGGTATTTCATCTAATATTAATATTGCGGCTGGTCTTGTTGATGGCTGGGCAAGTATCCATAAATTTGGTGCTGTTCCTGCGATGTCACAGGGCCAAACTGGAACTATATGGGACGTTGACGATACTTTATATCCTTGGAGTGCTTTTGATACTCCAGGTGTTTTGACTATTTCAACAACAACATCTAATGGCACATTATCATCTTTAGACGATGGCATTACAGTTCATGTTCTTGGATTAGATGAAAATTTTGAAGAAGTAGAAGATACGTTTACGATTTCTGGAAATAGTGCTACAGGTACTGTATCATTTAAAAGAGTGTATAGAGCTTATATTGATGGCATCACTGCTAATCAAACTCAAATTAGAGTTTCTAGAGGTGCTACCGAAGTATTAAGAATTAATATTGGTAAGTCCCAAACGTTAATGGCAATTTACACTGTTCCAGCTGGAAAGATTGCATACTTAATGCAAGGTAGTACGACATGTGCCGGCAGCGCTGATGCTACTATTGATATGTTTGTAAGATATTTTGGCCAAACATCATTTAGAATTGGCCATACCGCTGAAGTTTCTGGACCTGGTGGACAATACCTATATCAATTTGGTGTTCCAATCAGAATTCCAGAAAAATCTGATCTAGATGTTAGAGCAGAAGTTAGATCAAATAATGCTCGTGTTACTGCGGCATTTGATATATTATTAGTTGATAACGAAATATAGGAGATAAATTATGGCAGTGCCTAATTGGTTAAAAGATGCAACCGCAACACCACGTGGTTTCATTGGTAAAAATGGAGAGCTACTTAAAGCTCAACGTATGACAGCAGCACAGTGCGATGAATTTAATAATCGTAAAAAAGAAGAACCAAAAACTATTACATTGGATTTATCTACGCCAGTTCCAACAGTAACTTCTGAACCAAAGGTTGAAGTTGTAGTTGAAGATGAAATTACAGATACTCATTCTAATATTGAGATTACTGTTACTGGTGCAGACGAAGATGGTGATGGTGTTCTATCAGAAGATGAGCTAAAAAAGCTTACAAAAGCTAAACTAGAAAGTGTCGCACGAGATTATGGTATTGAAATTGATCGCCGTAAATCAAAAAAAGCTTTATTAGAAGAGCTACTTGAGAAAATTGCTTAATAAATAGATAAAACAACATATCTATTTTATTGAGGAATTTATGAAAATTTTTGAGCGTTTGAATGAGGAGAACTTTCTCCTATATGCAGCAAATAACTATAAGAATCCGAACTGCACAGATGCAGAAGAATTTTATGATGATTTAAGTAGATTTAAGTACATCAAACGATTACTTGGTAGATACTATAATGATGATGATTTACAAGAAAGATTAATATTAAATCATATCGTTATTCTTGCAAATGTATTTGGTGTTGAAGCTGCAGTAAAGATGTTATGGTATAAAGTAAATAAAGAGCATTGGCCTGTTATTAAACCAATGCTTATTTACTTACATTATATTAAAGATACCGAAAAAATGGATGTACCTTTAGATCCATTAATAATAGAGAGACTTAGGAAAATTTAATGGGTGTAGTTTCTAGAACAGCAGACTTATTTTATGCTTATAGATTTATTAAGCTACTTGTCACGCCTTGGGAAAAAACAGAAGCGTTCGAATTAGGCATTATTGATGACGAAGGTAAAGTCATTAAAAGAACTAGTGAATTAAAAACTTCTGAAGAGAAATCTGCATATACAGTTTTCCATCGTCTTGTATTCAATATCAAAAGATTATTAAGTAAACTACCATTTGGTAAAACCAAATTGGCTTCTTGGGCAACAGCATTATTCTTAATTAAAGAAGAAACTGGTATGTCAGAAGAAGAAATTATCAATGTTCTGAAAAAAATGGATATTGATTTTGATGATACTTTGTTTGAATCTACTTGGTATATGATTGGTGAACAATTACAGCCTGGCGTTTATGCACTAGCTCACGATGCAGTTTCACCAATTACGGGTGAACCTATTGCTTTGAAAGGCACTAAAGTTAGAGTATTTGAAGATACTGATCCTGAAGGATATATGCTTGGTGCTCCAATATATAAAGTATTACATCTAAAAACTAAACAAAACATTTTAGTAAATCCCGGAGAACTTATCCGATGAAATCTTTCAAAGACATTAGAGAGACCGCAGCAAATGCAGTAGCGGGCGGAGGTATAGACCTTACTCCATCTGCAAATCAGATCTTTTTCAAAAAGCGCGATAAGCGTAAGAAAGAAGATACTGACTCTATGTATAGAAGATCCTTAGGTCTTAAACATATTAACGCTATGTTGGAGCGTAAATATAAAAAATAGTAGTGTACTATGCTAAAAATATATGGTATAATAATTGTAATGGGTTTGTTAGGAGGGCTTGGCTTTGGTGTCAAGTACTACTATGACTCTACACAAGCAAAAATTGAACAATTAACTGCTGAAAAGCAAATCTTAGATCAAGCTGTAAAGACTAATGAAGCTACTATTGGCCGTCTAAGAGAAGATGCCGCTCGCCAACAGGAATTGAACAATGAACTTCAAGCTAATTTAAGAGAAGCTGAAGCTGGGCTTGATCAGATTCGAGCTACTTTATCTGATCATGATTTAACACGTTTGGCTTTACGTAAGCCAGGACTTATTGAGACGAGAATTAATAATGGAACTAGACAAGTTTTTGACCAAATCGAAGTTGACTCTGGCGCTACTACTTCCAGTAGCACTCCTGAGTAGTGGATGTAGTACATTCAACACCGAGCCTCGTATTCAAACGGTAACTGAATATGTAGGTCCAAACATTATGATTCAGCCAAGACCAAAACCGGTCAATATGGCTGATGTAAAATTTGAAGTAGTTACTGAAGAAAATCTAGAAGAATTCATTGAGCAATTCAGAAAAGATTATGGTGAAGTGGTATTCATTGCAATGCCAGTACGAGATTATGAGCGTTTGGCTATTAATATTCAAGACATCCGTCGGTTTATTAATCAGCAGTCACAACTTATTGTATATTACGAAACCGCAATCTCCGAAGCTTCAGAAGCAACAGCGGATAAAAATAATTCGCAAGATAGTGCACAATAGCGGTTTACAAAAGTCGTAATCTAATATATAATAGACCCAATAGAAATAGAAAATAGTAAGCTAACATGTTCGATGTTGGCCATGTAAACTTTTCTCTGAAGCAACGGAGTATTTAATGAACCAAACGATTTTAGTTACCAAGAGGGATGGCCATAAAGAACCATTTAATCTTGATAAAGTACATAAAGTACTTGAATGGGCAACAGCCGGAATTACTGGTGTCTCAATTTCTGAAATTGAATTAAAAGCAAATATTCAATTATACGATAAAATTCCAGCTTACTCTATTCATGAGTTGCTTATTAAATCAGCAGCAGAACTTATCTCTGAACATACGCCAAACTACCAGTATGTAGCTGCTAGGTTAGTTAACTATAAATTGCGTAAAGAGGTATATGGCAACTATGAACCATCTTCACTACTAGAACTAATTAAAAAGAATGTTGATCGTAAAGTATATGATGCTGAGATTCTGAAAAAATATAATGAAGATGAAATTACAACATTAGATACGTTTATTAATCATAGCCGTGATGATAATTTTACTTATGTTGCAATGGAGCAATTTCGCGGCAAATATCTAGTACAAGATCGTGGAACTAAAACAATTTACGAAACACCACAAATGGCTTATATGCTAATTGGTGCTACGCTGTTTGCTGATTATCCGCGTGATACTCGTATGAAATGGGTAAAGGACTTTTACGATGCTGTTTCTCAATTCTTTATTTCTTTGCCTACTCCTATCATGGCTGGCCTTAGGACTCCAACGCGGCAATTTAGCTCTTGTGTCCTTATTGAGTCCGGCGATAGCCTTGATTCTATTAATGCAACTTCAACCTCTATTGTAAGATATATTTCTAAAAAAGCCGGTATTGGTATTGGTGCTGGCTCTATTCGTGCCATTGGTTCTAAAATTAATGATGGATCTATTGTTCATACTGGTCTTATTCCATTCCTTAAGTACTTTCAGGCTGCGGTAAAATCATGTTCACAAGGTGGTGTTCGTGGTGGTGCAGCTACTGTATATCTTCCGGTATGGCACTATGAGTTTGAAGATCTTGTTGTATTGAAAAACAATAAAGGTACAGAAGAAACTCGAGTTCGTCAAATGGACTACGCGTTTCAATTTAATAAGTTAATGTATGAGCGTCTTTTGACGGGTGGCAATATTACCTTCTTCTCACCAGACGAAGTACCAGATCTATATGAAGCCTTTTATGCAAATCAAGATAAGTTCAAAGAGCTTTATGAAATGTATGAACGTAAAACTTCTATTCGTAAGAAAACACTTACAGCAATGGAAGTATTTTCTCAATTCTTGACTGAACGTAAAGATACTGGTAGAATCTATTTGCAAAACGTAGATCATGCCAATGAACATGGTTCGTTCTTACCAGATCTTGCTCCTATTCATCAATCAAATCTTTGTGCTGAAATAGATCTACCAACAAAACCTTTAAGTTCTTCAGATGATACCGAAGGAGAAATTTCATTATGTACTCTCTCAGCTATTAACTGGGGACTAATTAATGATCCCAAAGAGTTCGAGAAGTATTGTACACTTGCTGTTAGAGCATTAGATGCTTTACTTGATTATCAAAACTATCCAGTGCCAGCTGCTCAACGTTCTACTATGGATCGTCGTCCTCTTGGAGTTGGTATTATTAACCTTGCATACTTCCTTGCTAAGCGTGGTTTAAAATATGATGATAACGCATTAGCAGAAGTAGATCGTTACGCCGAAGCTTGGAGCTATTATTTAATCAAAGCATCAGCTGATCTTGCTATGGAAAAAGGGACTATTCCAAAGAATAACGAAACTAAATATTCTCAAGGTATTCTACCAATTGATACGTATAAAAAAGAAGTTGATGGACTTATTTCTCCTGAAGAGCGTATGGATTGGGCCGGGCTGCGTCAGCAGCTAAAAGAAACAGGTATTCGTAATTCTACATTGATGGCTTTGATGCCAGCTGAAACTTCAGCTCAAATTTCAAACTCAACAAATGGTATTGAACCACCTCGTGCTCTAGTATCTTATAAGCAATCAAAAGATGGTGTTATGGCTCAAGTTGTTCCTGGTTACCATCACTTAAAAAATAAGTATGATTTACTGTGGGAACAAAGATCGCCAGATGGTTATCTAAAACTTTGTGCTGTTCTTCAAAAATATATCGATCAGGGTATTTCTGTGAATACTTCTTATAACCCTGAATTCTTCGAAGATGGTAAAGTACCA